CCCAGGCTTTGATAAACAAGATACCGCATCCCAAGCAGAAGGTCGCTGGATTGATGGGGATAATGTACGTTTTCGTTATGGAAGCCCTGAAAAAATAGGTGGTTGGTCAGAAATATTAGCAGATACTCTAGTAGGCGCTGCTAGGAATCAATGGATATGGTCAGATTTAGAAGGTAATAGATATGCTGCAATAGGTACTAATAATATATTAGCTATTTATTTTGAAGGTGCTTTTTATGATATTACTCCATTAGATACAGCTCTTACTTCTTGTACATTTAATACAACTACAGGTTCTGCAACAGTTACAGTTAATAAAGTTGATCACGGTTTAACAATTGGAAGAATAGTTAGATTTAGTTTTGGAACACCTCCAACAGGTTTTTCAGCTGCTAATTTTACTAATGCTTTTGAAGTTAAAACTACACCCACTGCTAATACATTTACAATAACTATGCCTGTGGTTTCATCAGCAACAGCATCAACATCTGGAACTGCGACTTGTAATCCTTACTATTATTTTGGTCCATTTAATCAAACTTATGGTTATGGTTTTGGTACATTTAATTGGGGTGGTTTTAGTTCAACAGTTACTCAAACTGCAATTAATGTAATGGGTGGAATAAATAACTCAACTACAACTATAGTAGTTGATTCTACAACTGGCTTTGCTGCAACAGGTACATTATTAATAGATTCAGAATTAATTACTTATACTGGTAAAACTGCAACGGATTTTACAGGTTGTGTTAGAGGAGCTAGTGGTACAACTGCAGCCTCACATTTAGATAATGCAGTTGTATACGATGCCTCAAATTTTGTTGGTTGGGGAGAGGCTTCAACAGTAGCGGCAGCTATTAATTTAGATCCTGCTAATTGGTCATTAGATAACTTTGGACAAATATTAATAGCAACAATGCACAATGGTCCTACATTTACTTGGGATCCATCAGCAGTAGATGCTTTAAACACAAGAGCAGTCATAAATGCTTCAATGCCACAAAAATCAGTTATGACTATAGTATCTGATAGAGATAGACATTTAATACATCTTGGAACTAATGAAACATTGCCAAATGGTGTACAAGATAAAATGTTAATTAGATTTTCAGATCAAGAAGATTATAACGTGTATGCTCCAACATCAACAAATACTGCAGGTACATTTAGGCTCGATGCTGGAACTAAAATAGTAGCAGCAGTTAGAGCAAAAGATTATATACTAATACTTACAGATGATGCTGCTTATTCAATGCAGTTTGTGGGACCACCTTTTACATTTAGTATTAGAAAGGTTGGTTCTAATTGCGGATGTCTTGGTCAACATGCAGTAATCTTTGCACAAGGTATTGTATTCTGGATGGGTGATTCTGGTGGTTTCTTTGCATTTGATGGTACAGTTGTATCTGTTCCAAGTTTAGTAGAGGACTTTGTATTTACAACAACAGGTGATAATTTAGGAATTAATTATGATGCAAGTGAAACAGTATTTGCAGCTCATAATAGTTTATATCAAGAAATAATGTGGTTTTACACTAAAGCTAATTCTTCTGAAATAGATAGAGTAGTAACATATAATTACGGTGAAAAAGTTTGGACAACAGGTACCATGTCTAGTGCAACTATAGGTTCTCAATCAAGAACAACATGGGCAGATGCTTCAGTATATGATTATCCTCATGCAACTAAGTATGTCGCGACAGCCACGCCAACCTTTCCAATTGTAAACGGTATATCAGCAGGTGCGTCTATTTACTATGAACATGAATTAGGAGTGAATGAAGTAGCTTCCTCTGGTACTATAACAGCAATACCAGCAAACATTAGATCAGGAGATTTTGATTTAGATATAGATGGAGATGGAGAATACTTCTTATCTGTTAAAAGATTTATACCTGATTTCAAAACATTAGACGGTGATTGTAAAGTAACATTGTTTTTAAGATCGTACCCAGCAGATACTACAGTCGCACAAGGTGAGACATTTATAGGTCCTTTTACAGTTAATTCTAGTACAGATAAGATAGACACGCGTGGGCGCGCAAGACTTGCTAGTATTAAGATAGAGAACGATGCTGTAAATACTAATTGGCGATATGGTATTTTTAGAGTAGATATACAACCAGACGGAAGAAGATAATGGCTAAAATAGACTTTTACGTACCAGAACCATCAGAGGTATATAACAAAGATACACAAAGACAAATTATACAAGCTATTGATACTTTAAAAGATCAGCTCAATACAAGTTTTCTAGAAGAACAAGTTCAAGAGACACAAAGATTTACATGGTTTAACATAAGGTTTGGCTGCTAATGAGTTGTGAAAATATAAATATAACTACACAACCTGTCAGTATTGCTGGAACTAATACAGATGCATTCGGAAGATTAAGAGTATCTCAACCATATACATTATTTGATTCTCAAAATAGATACGCAATAGATCCTCAATTTGATACCTCTGTAGTAACAGGCGGATCTACAACTTATTTACCTAATGAATCCTCTGTTAGAATGGATGTAAGCACTGCTTCTGGTGCTGAAGTAGTTAGACAAACATTTAGATCGTTTCCATATCAACCAGGTAAAGGTTTATTAGTTCTTGCGACTTTTGTAATGAATGCTGCTAAAACAAATTTAAGACAGAGAGCTGGTTATTTTGGAGTTCAAAATGGAGTATTCTTTCAGTTAAATAATACTACCAAGTCATTTATATTAAGAACTTATATCAGTGGTTCTGTTGACGATACAACAAGAAAAGTTGACCAATCTGATTGGAATGGAGATAAATTAGATGGAACAGGAGCAAGTGGTTTAACTTTAGATTTAACTAAACCTCAAATCTTATGGATGGATTTTGAATGGTTGGGTGTTGGTAATGTTAGATGTGGTTTTATTATTAATGGTCAATATATAGTTTGTCATACTTATCAAACTGCAAACGTTACAGGAACTTCTGTTTATATGACAACAGCAATTTTACCTTTAAGATATGAAATAACAAATACAGCGGCAACGGGATCAGCTTCTTATTTAAAACAAATTTGTTCAACTGTATTATCAGAAGCTGGTTATGAACAAACATCTATTGAGCATGTTGCTACAATGGTATCTGCTACGGGTGGAACTTATATAACTACAACTTATAAACCACTTGTTTCTATTAGACTTGCATCTGGTTCATTAGGTGCTGTTGTTATTCCTTACAACGTAAACTTTTTACCAACGACTGCGGATAATTATCAAATAGCTTTATTAAAAAATGGAACATTGACAAGTGCCTCTTATGGAGCTGTTTCATCTGATGCTAACGTTGAATTTGATATTACAGCATCCGCTATAACCGGGGGTACCTTAGTATATAGTGAATTTTTAACTTCTAAATCTGGAAGATCTTCTTTATCAGGAGCTGCCGCTGCATTTAATTTTGATTTACAATTAGGTGCTTCTCTTACAGGAGTTAGTGATGTTTACTCACTTTGTGCTAGAACAGTTAGTGGCAGTGGTGGTGGTATTGGACTTTTAAGTTTTTTTGATTTAACACAATAATACTATGGCAAATTTTTATAAAAACGCATTCTACGACCCAACTGTAACTACTGCAGTAATAGTGTATTCTTGCCCATCTAATTCAAGAGCAATTATTCAAAACATACAAGTAACTAATGAAACTGGATCTAAAGTATTAAAAGCATCTATTACCGACTCATCTGCAGCTACCACTTATCAGATAGCTTATGCTAATATTTCAGGACCTACTATTTGTAATATAGCAAATGGGCCAATTATTTTAGAAGAATCAGACACTTTAAATATTGCAACTTCTAATGTATCATATATAAGTGCTGTAGTATCAATTTTAGAAATGAACAGAAGCGATCAAAACGGGTAATGGCTAGAAAAGTACAATCAGGTCACGGGACTTTTATTAAACATACCAACAAAAAAAGACCAGGCAGACATAGTAAAAGACCAAACAAAAGAAACAGAAAAAAACAATATAACGGACAAGGGAGAAAACAATGAGTGATGAAATAATATTAACGGATCAACATATAAAAGAATATAGGATTATAGATGGTAAGGAAGTACCAGTTATAAAATGTCCTACAAAAATTACTTATAGAAACAAAGTAACTGGTGAGCTTTATGAATCTGCTGCTGAGGCAAATGCTGATGTAGCAAATCCTAATACACCAACTCAACAAGAACATATTGCTCAAGACCTTGCAATAACTGTTGCAAATTTATCATTATTTGGTAAGACTAAATAATGGATCCTAGAGGTGGCACCGAACTTCAATTTGAGTTCTTAAGAAAATATGTAAGTAAAGAATTACTTGATCAATTTCAAATCTGTACTTCTATCCCTGGTAAAATTCCATTAGATCCAAATAAAATTAATATTCTTTGGCAAAAAAATTCATACGACCAACCTAATCTACAAGAGTTTTTTAGAAATAAATCTAGACACCATGAATACGATTGGTACGTATTTAATTCACATTGGAACTATGAAAAGTTTAGAATGGCTTTTGATATACCAACAGAACGATGCACAGTTATTAAAAATGGTGTAGTAGATTTTAGACCAAGAATGGGAAAATATATTAAAGGTGATCCTATAAAACTTATATTTCATCCAACACCTTGGAGAGGATTAAATGTAATTTTACTTGCAATGCAAATGATTAAAAACCCTTTGATTACTTTAGATGTTTATTCTTCAACACAAGTTTATGGTGATGCTTTTAAAGAAGCTAATGACGATGCTTATAAAGATTTATATGAACAAGCTAGATCATTACCTAATGTTAATTACATAGGTTATAAACCACATGAATATATTTTAGAAAACTTACATCAATATCATATTTTTGCATATCCGAGCATTTGGGAAGAAACATTTTGTATATCAGCACTAGAGGCGATGTCTGCTGGACTTTATACTATTACTACTAACTTAGGTGCTTTATTTGAAACTTGTTCTGAATTTCCAATCTACATACCTTATGAAAAAGATTATAGAAGATTAGCTGAGTCTTTTGCAGGATCTATAGAAATAGCAGCATCACACTTACATGAAGATCATATTCACGAACATTTATTAATGCAGAAAAGATTTGTTAAATATTTTTACAATTGGGATAAACAAGGTAATCAATGGACACAGTTTTTAAAAGGAGCTTTAAATGCAAGACTCAAGTAAACCTTTATGGTTTAAACCTAAAGAGAAAAAAGTAGACCAAGGATATAAACCTTATAATATATTTTTAGCGACACCTGTTCATTCAGATGTATCTATTCACTATGCACAAGCTTTGTTAGAATTTCAAAAGTATTGTTTTGAAAATAAAATTAAAGTTACTTTTCAATTATTTAAATCATCTTTAATTACACAGGGGAGAAATTTATGCGTAGGTGGTTTTATGGAAACAGGTCATTCGCATTTGTTATTTATTGATGCTGACATAGACTTTCAGCCTAAATCAATTCAAGCAATGATTGATAAAGATAAAGATGTTATCTCTGTTCCCTACCCAATGAAGACTTTTAATTGGGATAAAATGTATGATAACTTTAAAGCAGGTAAAATTAAAAACTCAAAAGTACTATCGATGAATGGTAATACTTATCCAATGCGATTACCTAACGAAGAAAATATTCAAATAGAAAATGGTTGTATTGAAGTTAGCCACTCCCCAACAGGATGCATGTTAATTAAAAGATCTGTTATTGAAAAAATGATTGAGAAATACCCTGAAATGAGAATAAGTCAGCCAACAATTATTAATGGTAAACCAGTTGAAAAACCTTTTTTATATAACTTTTTTGATACAATGTTTGATCCTGTAACTCACACTTATATGGGTGAAGATTTTGCATTCTGTAAACGTTGGAAAGACATAGGTGGTAAATGTCATGCCATAGTAGATCAATTAATTTCGCATGTTGGTGAACACCAATATTGTGGCAGATTTTCAGACGAATTGATTCAATTACCTAAAAATGATATAAAAACAGAAAAATAGGAGCTTTCTCATATGATGCA